CCCTTAAGCCCTTCCTTCCACGCCTTGAGGTGTACCTGATTGACAATAGCCTTGTCAGTACCCGATGGGAAGAACACGTTAACACTCTGCCCCTGACATATAAACTCTTGTCTTTTAGCTGAGTGCTCGACGACCCACCCCTGATCGAGTTCAAATGCTGTCTTAAATGTAGCCTTCTCGTCGTCGGAGAGGAACTCCAAGTGCTGTACAGAGCCTTCATTCTCAAGAATACTTTGCCACACCTTCTTAGTGTTTTTTCCTTTATCATCTAAGAGTTTCTCCAAGTATGCATTACGAACCGTGTGAGATCCTGCTCGCGTCCGATGCACAAAGCAATTAGATATACGAGGCTCAATAGAGGCAGAGCAACCGCATAGGATACTACTGTTAGCGTTAGGAGCAACAGCCAGAAGATGCATATTCCTAACACCCGTACCCCTACCATCAGGACATTCTCCACGCTCGATAGCCAATTGGTATGTTGAATACTCTGCCTGTTGTTTGATCTCTTGGAACATCCGGTAGTTTTCACTAGCGGCCTGCCAAGATTCCCAAGCTATGCCTTTGCCTTGGAGGTAGCCGTGGAAGCCCATTGCTCCGAGGCCAACTGAGCGTTCTCTGTAAGCTGAGTACACAGCTTTTGATAGTTCTTCTGGTGCGTTGTCAATAAAGTATTGAAGCACGTTGTCCAAGAATCGGATAAGGTCTCCAACCATTCCTGTTGTTTTCCAGTCATCGTAGCATTCGAGATTGACTGAGGAGAGGCAACAGACTGCTGTGCGTTCTTCACTTGTTGCGAGATGGATTTCATTGCAGAGGTTGCTCCCCATAATGTTGAGTCCAAGCCTTCTTTGAGCTTCTGGGAGGCCTCGTCTGGCTGTGTCGATAAAGTTAATGTAAGGACTGCCAGTTCTGAAGCGAGCTTCAAGTATTCGTTGCCAAAGTCCACGAGCTTTGACTGTATCTCTAACAATTCCTGAGTCTGGGTCGATAAGGTTCCATTCTGTGTCATTGATTACACTCTCCATAAATGCGTCAGTCACGTTGACTGCGTTAAATAAATTAAAACATTTCCGATTGATGTCCCCACCAGTCGGCACTTTAAAACTAATAAACTCTTCAATATCTGGATGACTGATATCTAAGTAGGCGGCGTAGCTACCTTTGCGTGTCTTGCCTTGTTTGTACGCAGTCATCTGACTGTCTACCACTTTCATGAATGGTATTGGCCCCGGTGCTACGTCTGATACGCCTCGCACGTCTGACCAGTGACCACCCACACCTCCTCCTTTGACGGACAACCATGCTACTTCAGCATTGTGATTAATAAGAGAGCCAAGATTGTCGCCCACGTAAGTAAGGAAACAACTAATAGGCAAGCCCCTGTTACCTCTGCCATGTTCAGGTGCGTTCGAGAGCACAGGTGACGCAAACATAAACCAACCCTTCGAAGCATAATCGTATATGCGTTGTGCCAAGTCGAGGTCATCATTACAGTAAGCGACAGATGCACGAGCGAAAGCCTCTTGTGGAGATGTTTCATGCTCAAGCATATAGTAGTCACGCATAAGTGTAACTGCTTGTTCACTGAGGCGATTGTCTCTTTCATAGTCAATCATTATCCCAAGGTGTGTCTTCATCAAATTCTCCAGTCAGTTCATGGTAGTTGTTCTCGATCAAGTCTTCGAAACGATTGACGATATCTTCTGAGTTTAAGTTCAATGCTTCGAGTAAAGTGACTTCATCCAACTGCATCAATTTTTGTTTGAGTTCTTCAATTGTAATCACGATGCGAACCTATTATTCTACCAGAGTTCCAAACATTTGTCAAGATAATGTTTGGCTTTTTCAAGATCTAATCGACCACCTTTGTCTTGGAATCTGGCTATGTATTTGATTACATTACCTAATATAAATCCTCTGAATTGTTCTTCAGTCATCCAAGATTCCATTGCATCCCACGGTTGAACAGCTTTACTGGTGTAATGCTCGCCACCTACTTGTCTCAACCGGGTTGCCATTTCATGTAAATCAGCCATCTTATTTTTTTCTCCTAACCAGTTCCATAAAATGATCTAGGTCTACAACTGCCAATGGCTTTGATCGATTCTGTTTAATAATAACCAAAGGTTCATGCATCCCACAATTACTTTCTGCTTGTGAATAATAATTATACACCGCAATCTTTGCTAAGTTTTTACACTCTACTGAGTATGGAAATAACTTCCGTGCTTTAGGACTCAATAGAATATCTTCACCGCCTGCACCCATTGACGTACTTCGTACATCATCAGGCTCTAGTGTTTTGAATGCACCTAACACAGCATCCCTAACAGTTTGTTGGAGCCTTCTTCCTTTTGCTTTGGCAGACTGTGATTTCATGGCGGTGTAAATGTATCATCATGATGACGTAACATATACAGTAGATGACCGTTTTCTATTGCTCGATCTTCGCCAAGGTGCTCAACCACCACTTCCCACATTTCATGCTCTGACTTTCCGTCCAGTAGTTTCAATGCTTTCTTGGGGCCAATGCCTTTCACTCCGATGATATTATCAACAGCATCACCGGTCAAAAACTGCATATAAAAGTTAAGAAGCCCTTCATCTTTATCTATTAAGTATTTGTTTTTCTTTACAAAGTTATAGTGCCATCCGGGAACTTGATCCAAGTCCTTATCCAATGTCACGATCACACTCTCCTCACCTAACTCAGTGCATCGAATTGAAAGCATGTCATCAGCTTCAATCCCATCGCTTACGTGAGCACCCCATGAGAGGACAAGGTACTCACGAAGCAAGGAATAGTGTACGGGCTTCTCAGACTTACGGTTGCCCTTGTATGGTGCAGTCACTGCAATCTTGGTTCGGAAATTATTCTTACCGGTTAGGAAGAGTTCCCATGTCTGTACTTCTGGCAAGTCAATTAGAAGTAGGTCTTCCAAGAAGCCTGCCATTGTACGGATTGCAATATCTTCTGACTCTTCATTGGTTGCGAAACCAATCCGGTAGTTCAGGATATCTGCATCAATCAGAGCATGTTTCATTATAGTACGTCATCATCATCCATGATGGGTTCAGGATCACCAGATCCCTCGTAAGCAACAAGCTCATCAACCACCAGTTTCTTGAGTGATGGTGAGACTCCCTGCTTGTTCTTCCACGTCCATTCGTAGAAGCCAACCAAAGCAATTGCCTTGGATCCATTGCCTACCATCACACCGTCCAGTACATCACCATCTTTGCCAAAGGCTTTGATAGGATTACTTGACTTACAAGTAATGAAGTAACCTTTGTCGTCTTTCTGACGAACAGTGAGGCCCATGTCTTCGAGTGCAGACACGGCACCATCTGACAGGTTGCATAGATCAACCTGATACTTACCGGACATATCATTGACTTTATCGAGGTAAGCCCACATGATATCCCCTTTAATCTTTACACGTTGTGTTTGTTCCATACTATTCTCCTTACTTGGTAGTATCTATATATTATATCACACTACTTAGTGTGTGTCAAACCAATTTCTGCCTATCTTTGATTCGGCATCTACTGGGCATCGAAAGCCCAAGGTAATCCCGGCTTGTGAGGCCGCATCGCACATGATTTGTGCAACTTGTTCACCATCTTTCTCCGCTGTTTCAATTTGTATTTCGTCATGTACAAACGCAACTTGCTTAACACTGAGTCCTTGGGACTTAAACTGCTTGTGTGCTTCGATAGCCCATTGCTTTGCAATAATAGCACCGCACCCTTGAAGCAGGCTGTTGAGTGCCGCATGCTCGCTTCTGACCAGTATTCTTCGACCATCAAGGCCGGGTACATACCCTTTTGCCGCCACTTTCTGAACTTTTTCCATAAGTTGTTGGAGCTTAGGGGTGTTACGATAAAAACGAAATAAGATTTCATTCCCTTCTTTCGCCCCGCCGCCAACAATATTGCCAATTTTTGTTGGCCCTGCACCATACAAGGTCGCATAGATAAGTGTCTTTGCTTGAGGTCTAGTGATCCCGGTGAGATCAGCATTCTTCTGATGGATGTCGCCATTTAATAATTCCTCTGTCCATTCATCACACTGCATGTAGTGAGCAAGACAACGTAACTCAATCCCTGCCAAGTCTGTGCCAACTAACACATTCCCATCGTCAACACACCAAAGCTCCCGGCATTCCTTCCCGTAAGGCTTGTTCACACTTGGCACCTGTCCCATGTTGGGACTATGATGCGTCATACGTCCGGTGACTGCACCATTGGTGATGATCGCACCGTGTACTCGATGATCGACAGGATCAACATTCTTAATCCAAGAATCGAGCAATCCAAGTCTCTTCTGTATCATCAGATACTCAGCAATCTTCTGAGCCTCCGGTATCTCGATCCCTTCCAAGGTAGACTCATCCACAATGGGTTGGCCTTTCTCTGTGAACTTCTCTGGTTTCCATCCAAGTGTCATCAATCGTTCAGAGATTTGTTTACGGCTACCAACATTGAAGATTGTTACTTTATCCTTCAGTCTCTTACCAGTCTTCTCAGACCAACGCTCTTCAACAATCGGTTCAAACTGACTTTGAAGTTCAGTTTCAATAACGTCCATCTGATCTGCCAGTTCAGCACGTAAAGACATAGCCTTCGGTAGATCCAATTTAAACCCATTGGTTTCTTGGTTTCTGCAGATAACTGCGATGTCGTGCTCCAATAGTATACTCTGCGAGGCATCACGCCACGTTTTAAAGCCTTGCATAAGGTGCTTATATAGATCACGAGTGACCTTAACGTCCTGTATACAGTACAAACGCATCTCTTCAGTAAGCCCACCATCAAAGTCCTCAAAGGCAAAATGAATCTTTTCATTGTTCAGTCTATTCCCCCAAACTCTCAAGCTGTGACCGCCTTCGAGTTGTGGATTCAAAAGCCTTGAAAGAATCAATGTGTCTACCGCTTTCGATTTCGGTATCCCAATGTTCCAAACTCTCCGCAACACCGGAGCATCGAAACCAATTAAGTTGTGACCGATGATTTGATCGTATGCCTTTACCAACGGCGTAAGGGTTGATGGCTCTGTATGACATTGTATTTCTCCTGTCTCAACATCCTGCGTCACTGCAATCCAAATCAAGTTGTGTTTGCTGTTCGTCTCGATATCTACTATAAGTTGTTTCATGTCTGTGCCTAACAAATTCTAATTTTCGTGAATCTTTATCAAAGCCTAGCACTTGTACACCAAGCTCTTTCTGCAAATCCGTGAGTGAATTTAAATTCTTAATGCTACCGGTTACAGAATTTATTCTGGTTGTTTTCACATCAATCAGTATTATTGTACCATCTTCTGCCATCGCAATCAAGTCCACAGGCCCAGTACAACCACAATTTTTAAAGACTTCGTATCCATTGTCCCATAAGTATGTGATTGCATAGTGCTCTGCGATATCTCCGATGCGATTTACATCGGTAATCATAATGCTTCCTCATCAATCTCCGACATACGCCCGGACTCAAGATCATACAGTAAAGCACAGGCCTTACCAGTAATCCCACTGAATCGATTCTTGAGCACCCGTACACGAGTTGTGTTGCGTTCAATCGGATCGTCATGCTGTCCATTGCGTTCAAGTCCGATCACCATATCCGATAGCTGTGCGATTGATCCAGATCCTCGTAGCTGTGCAAGAGATGTAGCCGCACCTTCTTCATGTCCTTTGGATTCAGGACGTTTCAGATGCGAGACAACAATCAATGCAATTCCAGTCTCCTGCACAAGCATACGGAGCTTGGTCATGATCTCATCGATAGCTTTCCGTTCATCGCCATTGGACTGTGCTGACACAATGATACTGATATGGTCAACAAAAACGTACTCACATCCCACAACCTTGGCTAAATAACGCACTCTGTTGACGATATTATCCACATCGGAGGAACCAAAGTGATCGAATAGGAATACCCGATCAGTCCCCAGAGTTGCTTCAAAGGCATCATCCTTTTCCTTCTGCGTCACCTGAGTATCTGGCAAGTGCAGTGGCTTGGATGCCGCCATTGACATCAAGGATAGTCCTGTCCTGCGTGTGGATTCTTCCAAGAACATCAAGCCAATGTTAGACTCAGTGTTCTGCAAGATATGCCAGATCAATTCACGTAAGAACTGAGACTTACCAAGCCCTGACCCTGCTGTCACTGTGACTAACTCAGCCTGCCTGATCCCGTATGTGAGTTTGTTCATACCATCATAGGGGTACATCACATCAGCCTTGGCTAATGGTTTCATCACTGCATCATACAACGATGCACCAGAGACAATCCCATCAGGAGTCCATCGTTCTGCTCTCCAGAAAGCATCAACAAAGTCTTTCTGATTCCCATCAAGATAGTCACAGGCATCCTTTAATCCATTGACACCCTTCATACACTTGGCTTTGTGACTGAATAGTTCTGCACAATGCATCTGTGCTTCTAGTCCGGGCTTATCATTGTCAAAGAAGAAGATCACCTCATCAAAGCTATCTAGGTATTCATAGTTCTGTTTGCAATCCTTCAGTGCAGACTGAGCACCATTCCGTACAGACACAACAGGATACTTTGATCCAAGCATCTGGTATGCGGCCATCGCATCGAACTCACCTTCAACCACAAGAACTCGATTACCACCGGCACTGAATCGTTCTTGACCGAATAAACCACTGGCATCATTCCAGTTCCCTTCAATCTTGAACTTCTTCTCACCATCAATACGAATCTTTGCGGCTTTGTTATCACCATAAGGAAAGATTAAATCATTGCCTCGATAACCGACACCATACTTCTGTACAGTGGGTAGTTCAAGTTTCCTAGTCTTGATTTGCCTGTGGAATACCCCTTCAGAGGCATTGTAAGCCTCTGTACTGGACGATCTCTGCTTCACCTTACCCACCCTACTCTTGTAGTCTATTACCTCTGCTGTTGAGCTTCCTGTTGGTGGGACATTGGCACCACAACTGAAACATTTACCCCAACCTTTATCGTCTATCCCGAATGCATCACTGCTATCGCACTTGGGACAGGCGAGATCGTACTCAATAAACGCCATCTTCTACTCCTTTGGTATAGTCTTCCAAGTAATCTTCGATCTTTCGATGAAGATCCAAGGAAAACTGGATAGGCATTGGAGTAAGTACAGCATCATACTGTGGTTCAATATCATAGACTGCATCACTCAATCGTTTACACAGTTCTTGCAACAATGCAATCGTGCTGATTTCATTCATGCTCTAACTCCAACTTGTTTGCATGCACAGCCAGTGCCGGGATCAAAGGATCCTCAGAATATTCTTCGAGTTTCTCCAAGAACTCTGTGATGCCCCAAGATTGTACATAGTCTGCACAGACACAGAGTGCAATGTGCATTGCCATCTCTTGTGCCACTGAATCTGGTATTGTTTCCATCTGTATAGTCTCCGTAGTACATAGCTATCTAGTTTAACCAAAGGTTAGAAGAATATATATTCTAATACTTAAACTTTGGTAAAGCTATGTAGCTAAATAGCTATATAGTTATTATAGCATATTAATCTAAATTGTCAAGCTCATCCTCAACATTCATTAAGTCAGGCCTTTCAATCACTTCGAGATCATCCTTGACTATGTAGTAACAAGAGTTGCATAAGTCTATGAACTCATTAGAGTTTGCACTACGCCTTGTTGATTCAAAGTCTGTTAGTAATTGATCGCATGCTTTGCATCTCACGGTTCTTTACACTCCCTTAGATATTCTTTGTATGCTTCTTCAACTTCTTGGTTAAAGAGTGCATAGTATACTGCCTCAACACTTAACTTGTCAAGCTCTTTTATTCGATGAATTTCACCGATGACTTCTTCAATGCACCACTTGATAGCCTCATCGTAGCCGTCATCACACCCTGTTTGGGGATCGTAGTCTATCATAGTTCATACTCCCGATACTCTTGTAGTTTCTGTGTGGTATACTTCAGACTCACCATCACTTGGTCTAGTGTCTCTGACTCAGTGTCACCTGTGTCATGCAACATTACCATCGCTTTGTTGAGTAAGTCAAGTATCTCACCGGTCTGTTTATCAATTAAGTTATTGACCCTGATTCTATTATCATTACTGACTGTTATCATCGTCATAATACTCCGGTTCATTCAGTTTGTAACCCAGTAGTTTGGCTATCCCCGCACCGATAAACAGTGCGGTGACAAAGCCAACCCAAAGGATTAAGCCGTATGTTATCCAAGACATTATTGCACCTCTCCAATATACTGGATATATTCGTGTTCTAAATCCTCGATTTCAAGTGTTGATACCCCTTGTTCGTGGAGTTTCTCAGCTTCTTCTGCCGATTCAGCTTCGACATAGTAATATCGAGAAAATGTCTCTATTGTGTCTATTTCATATCTCATGCAATCATCCTTGTTTTGATTAACTTCATCATACTTGCCCCATGTGCAGGATACGCCACTACTTTGACGTTTTTATCCCAACACTTGCGACACTCGCCGCACTTACCCTCCCGTGCGTAGGCCTCACAGACTGTCATAGCCTTTGTAGCGGCCTCTACATTGGGGATAATGGTACTGGTACAGTATCCTGAAATTGTCTCTCCGGTAACGCTGTCGGAGCTTTTACGAACAACTACATTATCGAGTTGTTCCATCGCACCGATCACCGATACAAACTTTTTAAACTTATGCATGCGTGTTGGTAACCAGTGCTTACACCACGGAGTCAACCGCATTACTTCAAGTATCTTAAATCCCAAACGAACATCGTACATATCACCGCTATCGAACCATCGAAAGTATCGAGAGTTGTCTAGCTCACGCACCATATCCGCAACCCAATCGTGACGTTTCCAGTCTTCTTTATTGTGAAGACGTGGAGCTTTCACATTCTTGAATCGGTAGTTGCCCGATGTTGCATAGCAACCTTTACAGGCATCCACTAACTCACCATCAGAGCCTACACTACCCGGACAAGTCACAAGAGCTTCCAGTGACCAAGATAGACAAGGCATCTTACTAGGTTTGCTGAGTCTAATCATATTGTTTACCTCTCATGTTGTTCCGGTCAATGTAACCGATGATAGACACTCTGTCAAGTGCCTATCGGCAGTACACTGTTAAGCAAAGTTATATTTGCCAACGCCAACAGTTAAGCGTCCAAGGTGAACTTGTTTTGTAAGTGCTGATTTTTGGATACAGTAACCACGTGATTTATATTTACGCAGTGCCACAAATCCACGCACTCCTACTAAATTGAAGAACTTACGTCCGTGCAGTTTAGCAGTTTTGAACATTGCCCAACGAGTCCATGACTCAACTTTTGATGCTGATATTTGCATTGCTATTACCTCTCATGTTATAGCTACCAAGGCTTGATTACCTTGAGTGCTGACACTAGCAGAGCCAGTGCCAACTGTCAAGATAACAGAGAGAGATAGAAGCTAGCCCGCCTCACTGTATGGGTCACACTAGCACATTATCGTTACACGTTTGACCGTGATCCTCCAATGCTCCGACAATATCCCGTGCCGTTCGGTTGGTGCGTTTGATAGGCGAACACTGTAAGCCTGCAGAAAGTTTTAAGACATTACTCGTTTGGTCTTTACTCTCGGGACAAGCGAAGCCAGACTCCCGATGTTTTTGTACTCTATACTCTTTACTCTGTATTGTCAAGCTTTCTGTGATTGTTTTTGACTATCTGCCTTATTCAATCACGAGCCTAGCATCACGAGGGTTTTAACGTCTTTATCCTTGACTGTCGATGCTTGTCTCTCAAGCTTGTTTGTACTCTATCAACCCTTTGAAACTTTGTCAACCCTTTTGTGTTGTCTTTGTTTCTCTGTGTCGATGGATGTATTGAACCATGATGCAATGCACAATGTATATTAGACATTAGTCGGTGTATATTTATACAGTGTTTGTCCTTTGTATATAGTATGATGTCAAGTAGCATAGTCTGTTAAGACTGTCTAGTTATACTTTAGTCTAAGACCTAAAACTTTTTAACCCTATAGGGT